AGTCTTTGAAGAAAACTTCATGACAGCTGCTAAGTTCTCTCTCGAAATCGAAAACATTGTAAAAGACTCCAACCTTAATTATATTGAGGCGGTATTACAATTCTGTGAAGACAAAAGCATTGAACTTGATGGGGTTAACAAACTCATTTCTAAACCTCTGAAAGAGAAACTAAAATATGACGCTCAACGTCTCAACTTTATGAAAAAAACATCGAGAGGGTTCTTGGCACTGTGACTGGTATTGAAGTCTACAAAATGTATCTTTCTTTGAAACTTCACTTCACTTCCAAGTCATTCGACTACTTTAAATACGGAAACTCAGCAAAAGCATCTCCTTCTTCTTTTGATAAGAGGAAAGACAAGTTTTTCTTTGTAAAATTGTCTCGCACGTTCAATGAGGTTGAACTGCGAGATTTCTTTGTCTCTAACATGGTTGTAGAGGAGAAAGTTTACCCTGCAACTCTGGTTCGTGAGGGTGCAAAGAATTATGCTGAATATACAAGAAGGATGGAGTCTCTGTCCTATATCTTTCGAGAAGATGTCAGTAAACTTTATAATTTGTGCGATAACTTTGACGACCTGTTCAAAATTAGAGGTGTGCATCCCGTACTTGTGAAAGCACATCTAGGGAGTATAATAACTCTTGAGACCATCACTATCTTCAATAAGATCTTCAATTTTGCAGATCACATTGATATTGATGACACTATAGTGTGGGAACCACTAAAGAATCGTATTCGGAAATACGAACCATTTTTGAATATAGATTTGGGTAAATATAAAAAGATTATTCAGAGAGAATACCTATGAGCAAGTTTTTTGAGTCTGAAGTTGTTCAGGGAGAGTTGCTGCGTATGCAAGAACTTTACCTTGACATCAATAAGATGGGATTGCTCCTTACAGCACCACAGAAAAAGATTCAACTTGACAAGATGATGGAGTTGATCAATCTCCAGCAGACTATGTTCATGCGTCTATCTCTCTGTAATGATGAGGAGTCAAAAGCATTCATGCATCAGATCAGAGAGGCAGCACGGATGTTGGGTATGAACCCTGCTGATGTAAACGCTCAGTTCTATGAGAACCTCAAAGCTGACATCAAAAACATGATGGAAAAACTTGACACCCCCTAAATAAAATGCTACCCTTACAGGGTGGCAATCAATACCACAAATACGAAAATACGGAGAATACAAATGTCCTTTTCATCCCTCAAAAAGTCTAGCTACAGTGATCTGCTTGCAAAGGCAGAGAGTCTGAATAAAACAGAGACTAAAGGTGGACCAGACGAGCGTCTGTGGAAACCTGAGGTAGATAAGGCAGGTAACGGTTACGCAGTCATTCGTTTCCTTCCTGCACCCGACGGCGAAGACCTGCCGTGGGCACAAGTGTGGAGTCATGCCTTCCAAGGTCCTGGTGGATGGTATATTGAGAACTCCTTGACCACTTTGGGCAAGAAAGATCCTGTTTCTGACCTGAACAGGGANNACCACTCTGGGTCAGAAGGATCCTGTTTCTGAATACAACACACTGCTGTGGAACAACGGCACCGATGCTGGTAAAGAGACTGCGCGTAAGCAAAAGCGCAAACTGACCTATGTCTCCAACATCTATGTTGTGAAGGATCCTGCCAACCCTTCTAACGAAGGTCGCGTCTTCCTCTACAAGTTCGGTAAGAAGATCTTCGACAAGATCACTGAAGCGATGCAACCTGCTTTCGCTGATGAGACCCCGATCAATCCTTTCGATCTCTGGAAGGGTGCTGACTTCAAGGTCAAGATCCGCAAGGTCGAAGGTTACTGGAACTACGACAAGTCTGAGTTCGATGCTCCTAGCACCCTTGGTGACATGGATGACAACGATCTCGAAGCAGTGTGGAAGAAAGAGTACAGTCTCGCATCGTTCACTGCTGATGACCAGTTCAAGACTTATGCTGAACTGAAGGGTCGCCTGGACACCGTGCTTCGTAACAAGCCTGTTAACGAGGTACAAGAGGACCTGGAGGATGAGAGTGAAGGTCGTTTCACACCGAACTTCAACAGTCCTGACATCACTCCTTCTGCCCCTGCTCGTGCTCCTGTTACGGACCTAAAGTCAGCAGAAGAAGACGATGCTCTCTCCTACTTTGCTAAACTTGCTGAAGGCGAATGAAGATATTTCTTGATACGGCGGATCTTCCAACGATCCGTCGCCTGTGGGATACAGGTTTGATTGATGGCGTCACTACCAACCCTACCCTGGTCTACAAGGCAGGTAACCATCCCGAGTCTGTCTATGACGAACTCGTGGAACTTGGGGTCCCTGACATCTCCATGGAGGTTGTTGGTGACTATGATGAGATGCTGAACGAAGGTTTTCGCCTTGCTGACAAGTACAAGACCAACGCTACCATCAAGCTTCCATGTAATGTGGATGGTCTGATGGTGTGTAAGGAACTGTCCAAGCGTCACATCCGAACCAACGTGACTCTGATCTTTAGCGCTGCTCAAGCGATTCTCGCTTCCAAGGCAGGTGCTACCTACGTGTCTCCCTTTGTGGGACGCCTGGATGATCAGTCAGTCGCAGGTCTGGAGGTTGTTCGTTCTATCTCTGAGGTTTATCGCATCCACCGTCGCGAGACTCAAGTCCTGGCAGCATCCATCCGCAACGTACAACGTGCTGTGCGGTCATGGTACAACGGTGCTGAGATTTGTACGATGCCACCCAAAGTCTTTGAGGACATGTATAATCACATCCTCACTGATAAGGGTATTGAAATCTTTGAGAAGGACTGGGCAGGTATCCCTAAGGTCACTGGATTTTAACGTCGTGTTCTGACAACGCGACCTCTATAGCACCCGCTCTCCTCAAGGTACTGGCGTAAGCGTCAACAAAGTCCCTGATGTGGGCGGGTCTTATTAGTTTGATCTCTCTACGAGCATCATTCTCACGAGTTTCTTTTTCGTAGTAGCTGACTGTCTTTACAGGGTTTACAGTTACACCAGCAGATGCTGTACCGTCGAAGTAAGTAATGGAGAAGTTACTAGGTACTTGCTTTCCTGCTTCAATAATCGTTCTATCCAGAGCGTCCACTACCTTTGTGGTTTCGTAGTGTGAGGTAGCATCTGGGTTTGGATACTTGTTATAGACATACTCTTTCAGAGTACCAGCATCCATTGGCCAGTCTCTGTGGTAGTTACTCTTCTCATTGACAAAGAAGATAGTCCAACCATAAAATACATCGCCGTAGTAATTGAAGCTTACAGACTCTGGGGTCTCTCCATCTTGGATGACATATGTATCGAACAAAGTCAATGACGTCAGATACTTGTCTAAAACTTCATTTCTACGCCAAAGGTTTTTGACAATGAAGAACTGGGGGTCGGTGATTGAGTTAGAGTAGTTGTAAGCTACGTCTGGCATTCTTTTGAATAACATTAGAAGTTTCCAACCTCCATATCGGCTTGTGTAAGTGCGGTGAGTTCGTTGAACGTAAGTGTGATCTGCTGTAAGGGAATGTCACCAGTGTAAGTGGTCAAGAAACTATTAGCAGGTGTAGTATTCACAGTCATCCTGCTAAGAGCACAAAGTTTAGTCTTTGGCATCATTGGATGTGTGATTGCTCTCTTTGCTTTTCCTGTAGTTTCATCCGCAGGTATGAACTCTGGTTCCAATACAAAGACATCAGGGAATCCGAGAACTCCACCAACACCTTGTGGCGTTGCGTAAGGATGCATCCCTACTTTGAACCATTGAATGATTGCGTTGATCTCCTTTGCTTCAGTGTCATCCCTAGCGAACAATTCAAAAGTTACATCAAAGGAACGCATCTGCATCTTGGAGAACATCATCATTGCGTTCTCGTTAGGTGCCAGACCACCAAGACCAATTAGGTTGGTAGGAGTCAAAGAACTATTGACACCAAATGGGTTGACAGCAGCGTTACCAGCAGCACTCAGGAATCCCTTCAGGTCTACATTGATACCAGCACCTGCGGTCAAACCAGCGCCAAGCTTATCCAAAGCACCACCAGCACCTTGACCTAGAGCATTAGCAACCGCTCCCATAGTGCCAGTTGTCAATGCTTGCTGAAAAGCACCAGCACCATCCTCAAGGAGACG